GGAAAATCCCGCCCACCCCGCCGTGCTGTTTTCTTCCACCCAGCCCGCCCGGGTTGTCTTCCGCCCGGACAAAATAAAAGCCCCGGAAGAATATCCCGGGGCTCGGATTTAGGCTTTATAGGCTAGATGTCTAAATTTGCCAGGGCTTTCACCTGCTCAAATCTCTGTTGCAATTTGTCCAGAATGGTGGCCTGTTGCTCAGGGCTTGCATTGTGCCAAAATGTCCGGACAATAACCTCCGGCGTTGCACCACGCACGGGTTCGAAGTCCTTAACCCGGTAACCCTGGCCTTTAAGCACCTCAAAGATAAAGTCTTTAAACGCCTTGTTGCTACTTTGCGGGGCTCTTCCACTTCCTAACTTCCCGGAAAGCAAATCCTCAAGCGCCCGGGCAATGAGCTCTTTCTTCGGTGTGTCGGAATCTTTGGCCTGGCTATTAACCCTGTCATTCAACTTCCGGCAGCCATAGGAAAGAAGCACCGCTAGACTCTCTTCCGGTATATCAGAAATTTTGATTGTTTTCTCAATCCCTGCACCGGCAAAATTGAAAGTCAGTTCACCATTCAAAAGCTCAAAAATTTTGTTTGCGTCTGTCATTGTTTTAACTCCTAATAAAAAACGTTGCTCTAATTTAATATAACCGGCAATCGGGCTTACGCCCTCTTGACGATGTCAAATGGACTTCCGCCCTTTTGATAACCGTATTGTACACCCGGTAAAATTAAAAGTCACGCACTTTTTGCATCCCGGGAGCACTTTTTCACCCCAAACCTCATCACAAAATATTACAAAATGTTACAAATTCCCAGCCCTTTTTGCCCTAGGAGGCTCCCCCACCCGCCCCCTTTCGCGCGCGCGTTCCAGGGGGTATTACAAACTAGGGAAATGTGAAAAGAAAACCTGAGCCGTCTCAATTCCCAAAGCAAGAATTTCAACCAGTCCCAAGTCAAATTTCCCAGCCCCCAGCCACCAAGCCATCCCCACCAAACCCACTTCCTGCCCGGCCACCCCTTGACAGCCCCGGCGCCCCGGCCTTATAATGAAAGAAAATGGCTGGCCTCGCGCGAAGCAAGAACCAGGCCCGAGTACATCAACCTCCTCCTCTGAAAGGAAATCCCAATGTCAGAATTCAAAACAAAGGGCAGAAAACTCTCCGCCCTGGAACTCGAAATCCTAGGCCCCATTGAACCTCAAGACCTCATTGCCCGGGAAGAAGGCGGCCTGCCCACCTCCGAAGCCCCTACCATCGCGAAGCTCCGAGGCATCCACCACGAAATTGCCCAACTTCTCGCCCAAGGCCTCTCGGAAACCGAGGTCAGTGCGATTACCTCCTATTCCCTCTCCAGGATATCCATCCTTAAGAGGGACCCCTCGTTCAAAGACCTGGTGGCCTTCTACCAGAAACAGAAGACGGAGCAGTTCGCGGATGTGCAAAAGCGTCTGGCAACCCTGTCCCTCGATGCCATCGGGGAAATCCAGGAGCGCCTTGCCGAGAAGCCCGACTCCATTTCCACCTCCCAGCTCATAGAACTTTCCAAGGTTACCCTTGACCGCGCGGGGTATAGCCCTGTAGCCAAGAGCCAGAACATCTCTGTGTCTATGTCAGCGGAGGAACTCCGGGAACTCCGCCAGGCCGCCAACCGAGGGGATGTCGAGGTGGTTCCCTCATTCGACAAGCTGGAGGTGAAAAATGGTTCACAGGCCTAGAGAAATCCACCGGGTGAGGGGACTTGAGCTCTGCTCCTGGTCGGACAGCCCGTTTGCCAAGGACTCTTCCCGGCTCAAGGGCTCCTTCGCCAAGGGGAAAACCTTCGAGCGCTCGGTGGCCAGGGCCCTGGGTCGGCTGGTATCCCCGGAGTCCCTGGTCTACAATCGCTGGATACACTTCAAGGATGCCACCGGTTGGCACTACGCCCAGGTAGACCTCCTCGTCCTCGCCCAGACAAAACTTTGGCTCCTTGAGGTCAAGAGAACCCAAACCCAGGATGCCTGGCTCCAGATGGGTCAGCTTTACAAGCCCTTGCTCAGGGTGCTCTACCCGGACTTGGATATTATCTGCGTCCAGGTGTGTAAGAACCTCATTTACCCTCCCAAGCACGAAATCCAGGCACTTCGGGAGGCCACAGACCCGGAGGTCTTCTACACCTATCACTGGTTTGGCGAGAATTTTCAGATATAAAAGGAGGGAAGAATGTCCACACAACTTGATGAAAAAGCTAAGAGGGATTTGAGAAGAGAACTCTATCTTGACCCTCCCAAATTTCTCACCACCATCCTATCTCATTGGTTCTATGAACCCCTGACCTGGATGCACCGAGGATATCTAGCCCTCCTCCTCCGGCGGACAGATTTCCTGCCCAAATATGGCGAGGTGGATAAGATTATCCAGAACTTTGTGGCGAAACGAGACCCCTGGAATGACGCCGAAAAGGGAACTCCACTGTTTTTCTGGAAAGAGGATGGTACCCTGGGGCTTCGGGTGGCCAGGAACCTGGAGATAATGATGCCTCGTGGTATCGGCAAGACCACCCTTGGCAACGGGGCTCATGTGTTTATGGGGTGCTATAAGGAACGTGACTTCGTGCTGAAAATCGGTGAGACCGCCACCCACGCAAGCACGCAGCTCCTCAACTGCCGGAACGAGTTCGAGTATAATAATAAACTTATCTCCCTGTTTGGGCAACTCAAGGGAGATGGCCGCTGGGCTGAAGACTCGTTCATTCTTTCCAACGGTTTTGTTATGGAGGCTACAGGTCGGGGTGGCCAGGTTCGAGGGCGGAATGTCAACGGGCGGAGGCCGGATATTATCCACCTCGATGATGTGGAGAACAAGGAATCCGTGGCCACCCCTGAGCAGAGAAAGAAGACCCTCACCTGGTTTATGGGTGATGTGCTGCCAGCCCTCGGAGAACTCCAAACGGACTCTATGATATTCCTCACTGGCACGCTGCTCCACAATGAGGCCCTGCTGGTCAACCTGGGGAAAGACCCCACCTTTACCACTGTGGTTATGGGCGTGCTGGATGCCCAGGGTGAACCAGTCTTCCCGAAGTATATGAACCAGGAAAAAATTGCCCTCAAAAAGGAAATGTATTCTCGCCAGGGGGAGTTGGGTACATTCTACCTGGAGCTCTTCAACAAGCTGGTCTGTGAGGACACGATGTCTCTGCGCCCCTCGGACATCCAGAGAACCCCTCTTGAGCGTCCACTCTTCCGTGCGCTCTGCCACGACCCAGCCATCTCCAAAAAGCGGTCTGCTGACCAGGCGGCCTTTGGGGTTGTAGGGGTGTATCCTGGTGGGCGGTTCCAGATAGAATTGGTGGAGGGTTTCCGAGGGATGGAACCCAGCGAGGCAGTGAGGGAATTTTTCCGGCTGAGGGACATCTGGTCCAGACCCCCTGAGGGTCAAAGTGAGAAAGTCCCCTTGCTCTGCGGGGTTGAGGCTGTGGCCTATCAAGAGAGTCTTATTTCCCTCATCCAGGAGGAGATGTCCCGGCGAGATGATTTCTTTGTGCTGGAGAAAATCCGCTACTCTACGGAGAAAAAGGCCAGGATTCTTGGAACCCTCCAGCCCAGGTACTCGGCCCACCTTGTGCACCATCGCCAGACCTTTGGGGAGTACGAGTCCCAGATGGCAGAATTCCCCTCTGGCCACGATGACCAGCTCGACGTGGTGGCGATGTGCTTTGACCTCCTTGCAAACGCTTCCCGGGCAGCTGTATCCATTCCGGTTGACAGCGGGCTTGAGGAATCCTATTATAAAGATGACGCGGGAGAAAGTGGAGGGCTCTAGGCTCTCCCCAGTCAAGAGTCCAGGGTTCAAATTGAACTCTGGGAGTTGACCCTTGCTTCTCCCTTTTGACTTTTAACTCCCCTCTGTGAAAGGAAATGCTATGCCTGTATCTGCGAAAGGCCTTCAGGGCCTCAATAATCAAATCCAACCTGTAACCGGCCCGGCCTCAATTCAGTCCGCTCTTCAGGCCCTCTCCCCTGAAGACCAGGCGCTGGTGGCTCAGGGCATTGACCCGTTTGGTGGCGACCAGGGAATGATGGCTGGTCAACCTGCGGTAGCTCCTCAGGGACTCTCCCCTGAAACTCGTCTGGCTATGGGCGAGATGCTCAACCAGATGCTTTCCTCCTTTGGACAGCCCACCAACGAGGCCGATGCCGCCGCGATGACCTCTATTCAAAATGCCCTTCAGGCCCTGGCTATGGGAAATCAACAGGGAATGTAAACTATGAATGAGATTGAAAGAAAATTTATTTCCCCTGGGAGCGACACCCACGAGAAGCTACTTACCCGAGTTCGGGCTCAAATATCTGAGTCCTACTCGAAGATGAGCCAGTTCTATGGGCGTTGGAATCAGAGGGAACTTGAATATCAGGCTTATGTGCCGATTCAAGAATGGGACTCCATCTACAAAAAGAGCTGCCAGGATAAATCCCTAGCGGGGGTGAAAAAGCAGGACGCAAATATCATTGTGCCCTATTCTTTCTCTTCCATCCGGACGATTGTTACCTACCTGGCCACGGTGTTTCTAGGGAGGAAACCTATCTTCACTGTGGGAACCTACAATGCAGACTTCGTGGAAAATGCCCGTAATATGGAGAAGCTCCTCCAGTACAACGCGGAGCATTGCCGCCTGGTTAAGGAGTTTACCCAGTGGCTCTATAATGGGGAAATCTATGGGCTCGGGATTTTGAAAACCTCTTTTGTTACGGAAACCCAGCCTCGGACTACCATTGTCCAGGACCCGCTCACCGGCAACCCCTTCAAAACCCGCACCGCGAGGACTGTCTACCAGGGCAACAAGGTTGAGAACATTGACCCGTTTATGTTCTTTCCTGACCCCAGGGTACCTATGCTGGATGTTGCCCAGAAAGGGGAGTTTGTCTATTGGCGGAGCTTCGTCGGGAAGTTCACCCTACAACGGGCGGGTGAAACCTATGCCTGGCTTGACCACATCAAGGGAATGTCCACACCTCGCTCTGGGAACCCCTCACTTCGCAACCTAGCGGCCAACGGGAATGACCTGAATCTTCAATACGACTTCTCGACTATTGACCAGGGTTCTCCCTGGGTACAGATAGATGAGGGCACCGTGGAGCTGATTCCGGAGGAAATTGGGCTGGAACTTCCAGGAGTTGACCCGAAGAAGCCCTATAAGTTTTTGGTCACCCTGGCCAATGAATCTCAGTTCATCCGGTTTGAACTTTTCTCCCCTGACCACCAACAGCACCCTGTTGTGGTTAATGAGCCCTATGCCTTGGGCAATGGCTTTGGGAACTGCGGTATTTCAGACTATCTGGCTCCATTCCAGAATTCCATCTCCTGGTTCCTCAACTCTCACATCTTCAATGTCAAGGGTGTTGTGAATAATAGCTTTATCTATGACCCCTCGATGGTGGAGGAGAAAGACCTCAAGAGCGACAAGCCAGGGAAGCTCATCCGAATGAAACCTAGGGCTTTTGGTGTAGACCTGAATACCTACTTCAAGCAGATTGTGGTGAGTGATGTTACCTCTGGCCACGTCGGGGATATGCAGAACCTTATGCGCATTGCTAATGATATTTCCGCCATCACTGATAATATGAGGGGACAACAGGATTCTGGCGGGAGAAAGACCGCTACTGAAATTCGTGCCACTATTGAGGCGGCGTCCTCTCGTCTGGCCTCCCACGCGCAGTTCATCTCCGGGGCAAGCGTGTCCCAGCTAGGTAAACAGATGTCCCTGAACCTGCAACAGTTCCTCTCTGAGGATTTCTGCATCCAGGTGGTTGGAGATGATGGCTCCTTGGCTCCGGTGAGCATCAACCCTGAGTCCGTAGTTGGGGATTTCTACTTCCCAGTTCACGATGGGTCGCTGCCGCTGGACAAGGTTGCCCTGTTTGACATCTGGCAACAGGCCTTAACCTTTGTGGCTGGAAATCAGGCCCTCGCCCAGCAATATGACGTGGGTAGGATTTTTGAATTTGTTGCCCGACTGGGTGGGGCTGAGAACATTGACCAGTTCCGCCTCAATCATATGCCAAATGACCAGGTGCTTGCCCAAGCACAGGCAGGTAATCTTGTCCCTGTAGGAGATATCGCCAATGCTACACAAGCTTTTTAGTTGGTGGCGTGGACGTCGGCTGAGGGGGAGTCTTCTCTCCCTGGCCAAAGGGCGTTCCCAGCCGTTTAGCAAAACCGAGATGGAAATGTTGGTTGGACTTCTGACTGACAAAAGATTTCCTCTTTTTCTGGAACTTCTGGAGTTGACAGTCTCGGATAAACTTTATATATATTCTAGTATAGACATCTCCACGGACGATGGTCGTGTGAGAGCTATCAAAATTCAAAACTATACACAAGGGGTTCTGAGTGTTCGCGACCTTGTGGAGAGTTTAATCGCCCAGGCTGAGACCCAGAACTCTCGCCTGGAGGAAGATAAGGAATAGGCAATATGAGTGAAATAGAGAATGGAAACCAGGAAACCACTGCTCCCGCTGGGAACTCGGTGGATGACATCCTGGCAACATTTGACTTAGAGTTCGGTTCGGAATCCCAGACCTCTTCTCAAAGCACCCCTCCTTCTGAGGGAAGCCCTGAGACCCAGGGAGATGGAAACTCCGAGCCCTCTAGCCCGGCATCAGACACCTCTTCGGAGGGCTCTGGTTCTACAGGTGCTGAGTCCCCTGACTCAAACGGTTCAACCAGTTCTACAGCTACTTCTCCTGTAGAGCCCACAAGCACCACCCAAGAGGGAGCGGCTGGGCAGCAGCAGGGAACCTCCAATGGAACCCCAGCTGGTGCCCCTGCCCCGTCTGATGCTGAGCTTAGAACTTTGATGATGCAGATACTGCAAAATCAGCAGAACCTGCAAAGTCAAAAAGAGCCGAAAGGGAAACCCAACAAGGGGGAACCTGAGGAGGACGAGGACACCAAGGTATTTGCTGAGCGAAAACCTCAGGACTATACCTACAATATTTCTCCTAAGCTCTATGCTGGCTTATTTGGCCAAGACGCAACTGAGGAAGAACGGATTGCGTGTTTACAGGCTTTTGCCTCGGGGATTTCAATGACTGTTCATAACAACATTCTGAAATCTTTGGGCTCCTGGACAAAGGAACAATTCCAGGCCATCCCACGTGCGGTGGACTATCTGGTATCTCGCAGGGAAAAGGAAACCTCTTCTCGAAACACTATCCGGGAGGACTTTTTCAAAACTTTCCCTGAGTTGAACAAACCTGAACTTACTCCCATCATTCGGAGTACCATCCAGGGTGTTGCTCAAGAAACAGGTGCCAAGGTTTGGAATACCCAGGTGAAAAATCTCGTCGGGCAGAGGGTTAAACAGCTCCTTGCGGCGTATGCTCAGAGTGCTGGTTTTGTTCCCTCCCCTGCGAAGAATCCACCTGCCCTGACCCCGGCGAGCCCTGCCCCAGCGAAAACCACAACCCCAGACCCGAACTCCACAGATGCAATTTTGGATGTTTTGAATTCTGATTATTAACTTTACTAAGGAGAACCAAAAATGGCTATTACTGGCTTAAGAACTACGGAGAATTTCAGTCCCGCTGAAGTTCGTCCTAAGGACTGGCGTGAGGGCATCCTCCTCCAGTACCCGAATGGAGAGTTTCCGCTTTTTGCGCTGACCTCTAAGATGAAGAAAGAATCTGTAACTGACCCGGAATTTAACTGGTTTGAAAAGCGCCTTGATGCGCGTCGCCTCCAGGTAAATGGCGCAGTTGCCTCGACAAGTACCAAGGCCGTTACCGTTGCCAAGGATGCTAAGGTTGTTGTCAAAGGCACGCTGTTGTACAACGAGGCTACCAAGGAAATCCTCCAGGTTGAGGCTGACCCGACATTGGATACGAGCTTGACTCTGACCCGTGGTGTTGCAGGCTCGACCGCCGTCAACATCGGGGATAAGAACCAGCTCCTGGTCATCGGCACGGCTTTTGAAGAAGGCTCCCTGCCGCCGACCGGACAGGCTTATGACCCGTTTAAACGGTATAATTATACTCAAATCTTCCGTCGCACGCTGGAAATGACCGGCACGGCTAAGGAAACGGAACTGAGAACCGGGGATGCCCTGAAAGAGGCCAAACGCGAGGCGCTGGAATATATCTCCATTGATATTGAGCGCTCGTTCTGGTTTGGTAAGAGATTCCAGGATACATTCAACGGCAAGCCGAGACGCTTTATGGGTGGTATTCTGGACCAGCTCCCTGCAGAGAATATCTTTGATGCCTCGGCTAAAACGGATGGTGTGAGCTATGATGACTTGGAAAGCTGGATGAAAGACCTCTTCAAGTATGGCTCATCCGAGAAGATGGTGTTCTGTGGAGATTTGGCCCTGTTGACCATTCAGAAAATTATCCGTCAGTCAGAAGGTTCAACCTGGCGCTGGGAACCGAGCACGAAAGAGTATGGTATGACAGTATCTCGTCTGACCACTCCGTTCGGCACGCTGGTGTTCAAGACTTGTCCGCTGTTCAGCCAGAGTACCTCCTCCGGTCTGGATACAGCTTCCCCGGTTTATGGTTTTGACTCCTACGCGTTTGTGTTGGATATGGCTCACGTTAAGTATGTCTACCTGCGCAACCGTGATTTGAAGTATGAACCGAACTTGACTGAGGTCGGAATGGACGGTGAGAAGTCTGGGTACATCGCTGAATGTTCTATTAAGATTGAACAGCTGGAAGACCACGGACTTATCAAGAACCTGGCCAAAGCCAAAGAGCGGGTTTACAAGACCGAGGCTGTTGGTGGTACTACCCAGGGCGGTGGCACTGGCGCCTAATTCCGGTTTGATTTGAAGCCCTGAGGTTTATGAGGCCCAGGGCTTCTTTTGTGTTTTCATTTGGAAAGGGGACGGCTTATGTCTGATATAACTTGGCAAGAATTCTTTGATATGGTGCTGCTTGAGGCAAATAAGGGAGATACTCTGAAAGAGGTCATCCCGGGGAAGGTTTTCCAGGCTGTCCGCTCGTTGGAACAGAACTGGAGTTATAAGTGGAATGAAAAGCTCCTGGAATTTCAAATTGACCAGACACTGGACAACCCAAATATTCTGGAACTCCCCGAGGACTTCAAGTCTGTTATCACCCTGAATATCTCAACCTCCGACTTCTCCTCCTGTATGGATACCCTCCAGGCCCTTGACCCGGAAAGCTTTGCCCTGAGTGGTGGAGGTTCGGATGCCTGGGGATATTGGATTCAGAATGTTCGGTGGCTCTGGCTCCCGAATGGCATCCAGGATAAGACTCGAGGGTTCCTCTGGTATAATGCATTCACGCTGAAAAGTGAAATGTCTGGGGAGAGAACCTCACCTATTCTGAAGTATGGCCAGGAAGCTCTGCTTGGGTTGACTATGCAAAACCTCGCTGCCTTTTGCCGGGAGCCTGCCTGGAGAGAACTCTATGGCCCGCTGACAGAACTTGGAATTAAGACTCTGCACATCGCGGATGCTGAACTTCGCCGAGCTACGGACACGGGAACGTTTGGAGGTTTGGATGGCTGAGACGGATAAACCTTGCAGCCCTTGGGACCCAATTGAACCTAGGGGCTTTTCCGGGAGGGAAGTTGGAAAATCCTCCGGGTTTCCAGTGCTTGTGAATCTGCTTCCTGGCACGGACACGAGCTGGAGAAACACCCAGGCAGACCTCCCACATTGTTTCTCGGAGGAACAGAAAACCGAATATCTGCGGTGTATTGACAAGCCGGTCTGTGTAGATGAGGGGCTTTTTAATATTACTATCGTGATGAACAGGGATGACTTTGTGGGCTGGTTCAGGACAGAAACCAGGGTACAGAGGATTCTCAGGGTTTTGACCCAAAGCGGCTTCTCGACGGAAACCCAACAAAGTCTGTTGACTTCCCTGAGAGATGCTCTTTTTGGCTCAGAGATTCTTGACCTTATTTCTGTGCACTACCTCTACGGGCAGACTGAAATGAAGAATCTTGACAGCGTGGTTCTTTCTACCTATACTGAGCTCAGTGATGGATTGAAAGGGAAAGAAAGCTTTGTGCTTTTGGGTACTAAGGATATCCGTGAGGCGGCCGGGATTGTGGCAGACTATTACACGATGGCCAAGCAGATTATTGAGCAAGGAGAGAGGATAGAGGTTGGGGACTTGATGAAAGCCCTGCCGACTGTCAAGCCAGAGGCCCTGCTCAATGCCCGGGAGAGTTCTACCTGGATTTCCCTGCTGGAAAGGGGTTCTGAGGGGCTGGACTGCAGGGCATCTAGGGCTTTGGCCCTCGAGATTGCTTTCATTGAAAGTCTGCTTGCTCGAGGGCTCTGCTTGCTCAGGGTATCCAAGCCAATCACCTCTCGGGTACTTTCCTCTGACATCCTACAAACATTTCAACAAGTTAAAACAACATCTACCTGTAAACTTTCCACCGAGCTGCTCGTTGCTTTCGGCTATGGAATTTCAGGTTATGGTATAGGAGAATATGGGTTATGAAAAAGAATTCTGTAAGTTGCTGTGGCACTCTTGAAGCTATTGACCTGAAGACAGGGAAAACAGTTTTCAAAGTCCACAATATGTTTGTGCAAACTGGCCTGAATGAAATCGCCAAGTTTGTTTCAAAGAAATCTCCCACTGCACCAAGTCATATTGCAGTCGGGACTTCCAACGTCACGCCGAGTTTGGCGGATGTAGGACTGAAAGGCTCCCAGCTCGCAAGGATTCCCTTTGAGAAGGTTGAACAGACCAACGGCACGGTGAAGTTCACAGCCACCTTTGGGGCTGGTGTTGGTACTGGTGTTTGGGAAGAAACAGGGATTTTCACCGCCGCGAGTGGGGGTATCCTCTTCAGCCGTGCGGTTACGGGAACCTACACCAAAAAGGACAAGGATGAAATTAAAATCATTTGGACTTATCAATTCAACGATGCCTCTGCGGCATAAGGAGGAAAGATGGACAGAACTGTTACTGGTAAGGTAGAGGTCTGGGAAGGTTCCCTAGGTGAGGGGAAGCTCCTTGCCCGGGGTGCTAACAGGGTGGTTACTGGCGGGCTGGTGCTTCTGGCACAAAGAATCCTTGAGGGGAATACCGTGAAACTTCCCTCGGAATTTCGCCTAGGAGATTCTACTGCCATCACGACCGACTCGATGACTGGCCTCCAGGGGTCTACGGTTGCCACGATTCCCTGCACGGTTGAAAGACGGGGTAATGTGCTCTCCTGGGTGGGTACGTTTACCTACACTGGGCAGGAAACTAAGGATTGCCTGGAAATTGGGCTTTTCCAGTCCCAGACGGATGGCAATACTATGCTGGCACGGTTCTTACCTCTCCAGCAATTTACAATCAAGAACGAGGTTCCTATTCGGGTAACCTGGGAAATTAAAGTAGGAGAATAGAAGATGGACGGATATGAGAAGACTCCCACGCTTGGGCTAAACAAACCTGAAAAAGGGGACTTTGATTGGGATTTACCTTTGAATGAAAACTGGGATATTCTTGACAGGGTTGGCGGTGCTCAGCTCCCGCTGCTGGCTACCATTGATTTGGACTATAAACTCTCCGGGGATGCGGCTATTGGCTGGGCATTGGCAGGGTCTACGCTGAGTGGGAATACCTATACCAGCCTCTGGAATGCTATGAAAGCGGCCTATGATAGAAGTACTGCTGCGGATGAGGAACACTATGATAAAACCTATTCGGTGAGAACTGATGCTGTTACTGGATGGAGATTTGTTACTGCGGATGTGTATAACAGGGCATTATCTGCCCTGGGTGATTCCTTGGGGCACGTGCTAGATACTAAGGCTAAAACTATTTGCCTTAGGAGTAGTTGGTATACTTATGATTTACCTACGCAAGATACTAGATATATTGGCAATATATGGGATGAAACCCTGCCTAATGTTAAAGGTGAATTCTATGTTTCCAATGTGACTCAGGATGTTAATGGGCAACAAGCTGGTGCTAGTAAAACAAAAGGAATGTTTAAGTTTACACAGTCTGGCGGTACTACCGGTGCTGCGTGGAATCCAGCCGGTGGTATCTTTACGCTGAATGCAAGTAACCTTAACACTTCTAGCATGGGTAAATCCCCCTATAGAGATAATGCCCACGTTCGTCCTCAAAGTAAGAATCTCCTGCGCTATTACAAGGTAGGCAACACCATTACCAACGTGGAGAATATCAATGTTGGGACTATTCTTGATTCCATCTCCGATATGGTTCACGCGAGTGAGTTTGTGGAAACCAAGAGGATTGTAACCGCGACCTGGAGGAGTGGTAATAACTGGTATACGAAATACTCTGATGGGTGGATTGAACAAGGGGGAGATACGGTTGCTATAAATGCAAATGCATATACTGTAACCTTAAATACCCCTTTTCAAAAAACCACCTATTATGTAAATTGGGTAATAAATGGTAATACAAGTGATGGTTATTATGTTCACACAGTAGAGAAAACAACTAAAAACTTCATTATGCGAGATTATCTTATGAATAATCTGATAGCCACCTGGTATGCCTGTGGATACTAATATCCACAAGCGTACCAACTAAATGTCGTAACATTAGCATCACGACCATACCAATAGCTGGAAGACCAACGAAACTGGTTAACCTTTCTTTCAAGAATACCACAGTCTTGGCTTCTATTGTTATTAGAATTAGCACCAAACATGCTAACGTGATAGGTTGTAGTAGCAAATGGTGTATGCAGGGTTTTCGTTTGATTTTCGTGAGAGTTGGTATTAGATAACCCTGTTATATCTCCCCCTTGTTCAATCCACCCATATTTGAAAGGAGAATTCTATGAAATATTTATATAAACCCTATACTGATGAACAGTATGCGGAATTTGTAAACCTGCCTGAAAATCTAGGTAGGATTATTAAAGAAGACCCTGAAAAGGTTTGGTTTGAAGACCAGCCGGAGCCCTCTATTGAGGAGAAAAACGAGGCTATTCGTTCCACGAGGGAAATGCTCTATCGTGGTACTGTTGACCCACTGACCGCTCAAATCTCCCGCCTCAGGGATGATGTGCAGAGTCCTGAGGTTGAACAGGAAATCCAGAGTCTTCTTGTCCAGCGCTCTGAGCTTGTTGCCAAGATTCGGGAGGAAAACCCCTATATTGAGGAACCTGCTCCTGACACCTCCGTGGTTAACTCTATCCTGGGAGAATAGAGATGGCAGTTTATAAAGCTTTAGCTATTCCAACCTATTACCGGCGGAATTGGAACGCAGGTGGCTGGGCGTGGCTTCCTCCGAGGCTCACTTCCAACACCTCTAATACAGGGGAAATCTGGTTTGTTGACCCGAAACTTTCAGGTGGCACGATGACTGATGCAGGGGTTATGACTTGGGGCTCAGCGGCTATTCAGAGATTTGACCAGGTGTGGACTGCTTTTCGAGGAGAACAGGCACAAAATAAGGCCTGGATTATCAACAATGGGAGCAAAACTTTCACAGTGCTGGATATTGTCTTCCCTGGTGCGAAGAACATCACTGACTTGGAAATGTATTGCCCAGTGATAGGTGGCTATCACTCTAATGTTACAGGCGTGGCTATTTATGATATGAGTTCAGGCTCTCCTGTTCTATTGAAATATGACCTTTCAACTACAAATGAATCAGGGACTAGGTCTTATAGTTTCACTAGAAATAATGTATCTAAGCTGAGAGTGTGTATCCGTCCTAACACTGATGGAAACAGTTATCCATCTCTTGTTCAGCGTTTGGTTATTTATGCTGGAAATGGTGGCAAGGCTCCTTATGCAGTGTCCTGGGATGAGAATAGTACTGAGGACCGAGTAACAGTCATTACCGGCACAGGCGAAAAGAGCCCAACCAAAATGTGGTATGCTTTTGATGGGGATAATTCCTCGGAATGGGAGGATGCTGATGGCCATCGTGCAGGTGCTTGGATTGAATACAAGTACAGAAACCTGTTCATCCCTACCAAGGTGGTCTTCCGCAACAGGTCAAACTATGTACTCTACCCTGACCCCCTTAGACTCCAGGGTTCTGTTGATGGGGTGAACTATTTTGATTATGGGGATTTTGATGGTTTTTCCTCTGAGAAGTCCAGCGCCACCACTATCAACATCAGCACCAACACTCCTTGCAAATATCTTCGTTTTGTCTTTGCAGGCGCTACCAACGGTTCCGGAGGTGTTGATGCTGCTGAAGCAGGTTTTTCAGGTATTGAAATCTATGGTAAAGTCAACACCTATGATACCAAGCTCCCTAACTACATCGGTGCGGACTATGTAACCTACCAGTACAAAGTTCGCAAGGTAACCTCAGGTTCCACAACCAAGTATCAATTCAAGAAGAACTAACAAAAGACCCTTGACAAGGAGTCTTTTATCTTGTATTGTAGGGGTGTTAAAAACAAACTGAAAGGTGTTATAATGGAATCTGGAACGAACAATAGTTCACAGGCTAATCCGAATATTTCTATTCAGACTGGCCATTCACAACAAGTCGAGCCGTTGATTGTGGGCAATGCTAATACAATCACCCGGGTGCTGGTTTTTGGGTTTTTCCTGATGCTTGTCACCGCGGGCTGGCTCGTTTGGAGGATTGCAACTCTTCAGGAGAAAATCACTTTCCTCGAGGATGTTGTGATTAACAAGGTTTACACAATCTCGAAAGGAGAATAATCTATGCCTACAATATCTAGAAACTCAGGGAAAACCTCCACCTCAAAAGGGAAGTACTCTGGAAAATCCTTCGGTGGAGCTAAGGGTACTCCCAGAGGCAGAATGATTGCATCTAACTCGGGAATCACCATCACCGTTAATAAGGACAAATCCTCTGGTAAGGGAAAGAAAGATGCCTAGGAAATATCAACCAGGATTGGAAAGTACAAAGTCCTGGTTGAAGTCCCACGGAAAAGGGGAAATTGAGGAGGTTTTGGAAAAGTCAGGTCTGAGCACTCAAAAAGCCAGGATGATTTTGAAAAGATACTGTGAAGAGCAACAGCGCAGACTTCACGCCTCGGAAGACCTGGGTATGAGTGAATCCTCACATAGTCATAAGATGACTGAAGCCTTGAATCGACTCAGGGCAACATTAAAATGGCTCGGGCTGATTGATTAGGGCTGGGTATCGGAATTGCATTTGGAAATGCGCCGTCCCAGCCCTCTTTTTATGTCCAAGTCAATTTCCCAGGGCCTGTTGACCTTTGGAACCTTGCACAAATTTTCCACAATATTGACACAACAAAATCTAATTTTCGTGCCATACTTTTCTTGTAATAACAAAGGAGGCACAAATGTTTAATCTTCAATCTTTAGTAGCTATGGCCTCGCAGGCTATGCTCAAGAAACTTATCTCTTCAGACTCAATGTATTCTCAGTGGAACACCTTTTGCAAGAAGTGGGGACTTCCGCAGACCTCGCGGGCAGAGTTTGACAACCTTGTCAGCCAGTTTAATTCGACTCCAGCAGACCAAAAGATGGCCCAGCTCCAGAATGCAAACCCTGAAGCTTTTCAAAAGTTCCTGGGTGGGATGTTGAACAAGTGAACCCTTGGGTTATTACTCCTGATTAACTTTTTCTAGGAGAAAACTTCCAGGCATCTCGCAATGATGGAAATACTGGCCGAGATGGCCGAGATGGGATATGAAAGCAATCCTGGGCACTGGGAGCATAAGAGGGAAAAGGCCGAGAGCTTAATCTATGGTTATCACTTTACCAAGGACTGTGCGGAAAAAGCTGTGGCCCGGATGAAGAACAAGGACGGAAGTTCTGGTGCCTATTGGACTCTCGAGGATGTTGAAAAGGTTGCGGCCTCGATGGGTATAGATTGGGGATGTAAGAACTACAATATCTATGACCTTTATTACACGCTGAATATGGTGCGGAGCGTTTATTATAAGGATGGTCAGGCGCCACAGTATTATGCCGACCTGGCGTTTGACTTCCTCGAGGATAAGGATGCTCCCGAGGGGAAAGCTAAAAGATACTACCTCGCAATGCATTGTGCAGAATAATCAGGAAACCCTCCAGCCTGATTTAAGAGCCTGTTGATTTGAATATTGACAGGCTTTTTTTCTTGCTCCAAGATAGGGGAGAAAGGAGATTCTAAGATGATTGACACTTTACAATTTTTGATTGCAGGTTTGGCTGGTGGGTTTCTCAGGAGGCTGTTTGGTGGTGGCTGGAAAGAGGTGCCCCTGCTTAGTTCTCGCGGTGTGCAGACTGTGTTGATGGTAGCCGGGATGGGACTTTGCCTAGGGCTGGATATGTCTAACCTGGCCTTGGGAATTCCAATCCTCCTTTGGTTGCAATTCCAGTTTTGGTCTCGCGGGCACGGATGCTGTTTTGACCTCGGCAGGGGAGGGGAACCTGATTCCAAGACTGTGGAACGGTATAAAGAGAGATGGTATCACTATCCCCTGGATTGGCTCTACTCTAAGGTTGGTGCCAAGCCCTATGATTTTTGCTATGATTTTCTCTATATGTTCCTCAGATATTCCTGCCCGATGCTCCTAGTGGCCCTCATACTTCGCGACCCTATGTGGCTCCTTGTAGGCTTGCCCATCGCCAACATTTATGCTTTCTGTTGGTCGCTGTTTGAACTGTCTCCCTGGATAGCAAACGTCCTGCCCTCCCCATTTAACCGCTCCACAGCTCTAGCGGAATTCTTCTCAGGATTCTGGGTTTTCGGGTGGTTGACACTCTGCTCAATTCCATCTTGACAGGTAGGCCTTTTTCCACTATTTTGAAATAAAAGAGGGAGACGACTATGCCAGGATATATGGAAATAATTTGGTCGCTAAATGCAATTTTACTTAGTTGGATACTTTCGCAGTATTTTGCCCTGCGCAAGGAAATCCAAATGATTAACATTAGCTTGGTCAAGCATTATGCCACAAATGAGGCGATTGAGAAACTCATAGGGAATCAGAACAAGATGCTCGAGACCCTGACTCAAATCAAGATTGACCAAGCTACTATTTTTGAAAGGATTGAACGATTCCATGCAGAGAAGAAAAGAACCATACAAACTGAGTCAGAAGAGTAAGGAACGTCTGGTTGGCGTTGACCCTAGGCTGGTTGCCCTCATCCACGAGGCCCTGCATTATGTAGATTTCTCGGTGATTGAGGGGCTGAGAACTGAGGAAACCCAAAAGACCTACCTGGCCACCGGGGTGAGTAAAACCCTCAAGTCCAAGCATCTCGAGGGCCTGGCTGTTGACCTCTATCCCTGGCCTTGCCCCAAGACCAAAGATGGGATGATTGACTCTGACTCTAACGCTTGGAATATTCTGGCTTTCTACCTAGGCTATTGCGCCGGGAAGCTGGGACTTAATATAACCTGGGGTGGCACGTGGAAGTCCCTCGTTGATAAACCCCACTTTGAACTGGAGGATTAGAATGTATGAATTTTTTAGTTATGTTTCTGAGAACTTTGAGTCTCTTGCTACTATTATTGGTAGTGTGGTGGTTGGTAGTTCTGCTCTTTGTGCCCTTATTCCAGGTGCTGGCTGGCTGAAAAAGCTGCTGGCTATCCTGGCCCTCAATGTGCGCAATGCCACACCAGAGGATATTGCCAAGGGGAAAAAGGCTGTTGACCTTGCGAAAGAATTAACTAAACCAGAGGAAAAGAAATGAGTGAAAGGTTAGTACGAATTGACGAGCTGGCTTCAGGCTATACGCCTGACTTACCCGACCAGAAGCCTATTCTCTGGGAGGATGGGAGAGGTGTGCTCTTTATAGATAGAACCCTCCAGCCTATGCCCGGGCAAATTCCGTTGATGTCAGCAGGTGTCCCTGTAAACGCTATTTGCGGTGCTGGTGATTTAATCTTCCTTGGCACGACCAGTTCAGTACTAACCTATTCACTTACCACAGCGGAAATTACTGATGTAACCCCTCAAGGGCACGTTGCCTCAGGGGATTGGAGTTTCCAGCCGTTTGGTAAGTGGGTTTATGCTGTTCATGGGGAGAAGCTCTGGGTGTGGAAACCTAGGGATGATAATCAGTTCATCCTAGATGAAACCGGCGAACCTACAGAAGAAAAGAACCCTGCGTACTGGCCTTATAGTACTATGCAGGAAGTTGAGAACTTCACAGCCAGAGGTTATGTGCCAAAGTTCCTCCTCAAGTGTAAGAATTTCCTGGTAGCTGTCTGTGCGGACTCGGTGCTCTGGTCTGATGATGATAACCCGGATTACTGGACTCCCGAACAGGGAAATATGGCCGGCGACCTGTTTATTAGGGACATCCAGGGGGAACTGGTTGGCGGTGTTGCGCTGGATAACTTTATGCTCCTCTGCACGAATAGGGAGGTTGTCAAGGTGAGCTACATCTCCAGGCCTTATATTTTTAGCTATGGGCTGTTGTATAAAGGTGCAGGGTGTTGGAATGCCCGGTCTATCTGCGTGGCCAACAAGAGTATCTTTGCTTTTGGGCCTAATGGGATTTGGGTGTCTGATGGTAGCGGCATCACCTTTGTGGATAACGAGCGAGTTGGTGCGACGCTGAATGAGCGCCTGGACTTGAATCGCACAGGGAGTTGTTTCTGTGCAGCCTGGGGACTTCTCCAGCACGTCTTTTTCTTCGTCCCGGTGCAAAGTGATGACAATGCCGAGCTGCTTTGCTTTGGGTTTAATCTAGGGAATAACACTTGGACCCTGCTCGATTGGGATAGATACTGTGCTTGGGAACAATACTGGGTTTCGGGCGACGGTACGCTCTATGTAGATGACCTCAAGAATGCTCTTAATCAGGGACAGGCGGAGGGCAAACTTCCCCTGCCTGAGGATGCCGATGGACAGATTGGGATGACCTATGAGGGCTATGGGCAAGTTTCTTATGGAGGCAAGATATGGTGTCAGGTTTAGGAAATGTCTACGTTGATGGGCAATTGATTTCCACTAATAAGGGAGACCAAGAACTCTGGATTGAAAGTAAGGATATTGAACTCAACACCCGAGGGCATAAATACATAGACACTTTCAATGCGGAGATGAAGAACTCTGGCTCCTCCACTGCGAAGATTAAGCTGGGCTGGAGAGACCGCCTCGAAGACCCGATTAAGTGGACTGATTGGTTTCCTCTCAGTGATTTGGATAACCTTTGCTGGACAAGGATTACAGGGAGGTTCTTCCGCATCCGCATTGAGGATGTTGGCGCGGAAACTATTTGGAAATTGTCTGCCCTGGAATTCTTCGGGCAGCAAATGAATGGGAGACTCTAGGATGACGGATTTTTCAAACCTCCCAAGTCCAGAGGAATATCAGGACTGGCGTTCCTGGGCTGCAATTGTGGTAGGGAACCTCCGCGCGCAACAGGCCAACCCACAAGTGGTTAATCTGGGACTGTATATTTGGGACGCAGGGAAGCCTAGAAATGGCCTGCCTCCTGCAGTGGATGGCGACCAGATTAGGGTTAAAAAGGACGGGAAGATTTACCTGGGGGTTTATGATAATGACAGTGGATGGGTTTTATACAGTCCCCAAGGATAGAGCAAACTGGCTGTTTGAGGTGGACTTGGATGCCCTGGGTGTGAAGTGGGTTTGTCTGAGAAGATATGGTTGCTATGCACTTTTTCTCCAGGGGAATGGTAGGGCCGAGGCCCACTGGACGTGCCTTCCCAGGGTAGATGTTTGGAATGCCCTCAGGTTTTGCCAGGAAGTCTTGCCTGTGGCGAAGAGAATCCTGGGGGTGCCAAAGTTCTATGGCCTGACCCCGGTGAATAACCTCCGGGCGCTCAAAATGGCCAGGCTTTTAAAATTTCGTCCACTGGGATTTAGTAAGTTTAATAATATTGTTTGTCTAGTTAGTGTAAAGGAGTTTGACAATGGGTAGTGTTGTTGGTGCTATTACAGGGCACTCTAACGCAAAATCCGAGAACAAGGCGAACGCTGCCTATGCGGCTGAGCTTAATGGAGTTCGGAATCAGATTAGAGATGCCTATGCGGAAGCCCAAAAAGGCTGGGTGGATTATATCCCAGAACTTCAACAGGGTATTTCAGGGAATATAAATTTTGCGAATCAGATTGCAGGACGGAATTCTGCATATAATAAGTATCTGGGAAACGAGGCCGCGAATAGTCTTGGGCTGGGTTATAGAAAGGCCACGGAAAGCATCGCTCCGCAACTGGAGGGTGAAACCTATAACCTCATCAAGAAGACCCGAGATGAGCTTATCCCTGCGGCGAGAAGTGCAGCTATTGATGCTGGTGCTTATGGGGGAAGTAGAGATTATCTCACCCGGGAGAGAGTTCAGGAAAACCTGGAAAATCAGATTGTTGCTCAGGCTGCAGCAGATATTGCAAACCAGAGGGCACAGACTCCAGCACTTCTTGGTGCGGATGCTAACTCGGTTAGCAACTATCTCAACACTGGCACGGCGGCGAATAACCTGCTCGTCAATGCTGCCAATCAACAGCAACAAGCCGATATGGCCAAGACCAATTACCTGTGGGATTTGGCTATGGCCTATGGTAGTGCTATGGGCGCAAGCCAAGCGGCATATAATAAACAAACCAATCCTTGGGTTGCAGGACTTCAGGGTGGATATAATGGCCTGGGCTCGGATTTGAAGATGATTTCTAGTATCTTTGGTCTAGGTGGTTAAGGAGATAAAAGATGGTTGATTTGATTCCAAGTTTTTTAGATAATCAGATTCGGGAATATTTCTCCCAGGAGAATGTTCAGAACCGGGTGGAGAATAGTCTTCCCTATAAGTTGGCTCAACAGGGTAGGCAAGTTGCTCAGGCCATCAACCAAGGGCTTGCTAAGCAGGGGGCAAAAGAAGGGCTGATAAAGGACAGAAGTGAACTTCCCAACAGGAACACTGATAGGTTACCCTATCCTGGCCAGCACGTTGTTGACCCTTTCGGTGCCGCAGTGGCTGCAGGGGATTATATCTACCACGCTGCGGAAAATCCTCAGAATGCTGGGGAATTTGGACTCTCCTGGGCTGCAAATACAGGGGAAAGTATCGGGGATTATATTCTGAGCTTATTTGGTGCTGGGGAAGACAAAGAGGGCACTCCGAAGAAAACCTGGCTGGAAACCTATCTTGCCCAAGGTGGGCCTGGAGGTGGTGCTGGAATGGTGGCCGGAGGGCAAGGTGGTAAGGGGATTCCCTTTCCGGAGATAAACCTAGATATGCGGGACATTGACACCTCTAAGGTTAAAGCCCCTCAGTATGAGGGAACTCCCTACAATGTCTGGGATGTCCTTGCGGCAGGGTTTGCCAACGCAGACTTCTCGGGGAAGCTCCCTGACTTTTCCAAGGCCGTGAATGAGATGAACCGGATTACGGCTGAGGGCAACAAGTCTGTCACGGATGCCAAGAATGCTACTGAAGAGGCCCGGGCGTCTGCGGAAAGATGGCAGGTGGCTCAGGAATTCGCCAAGGAGGAAATGCGGCAACGTAATGCCCTCGCACAAGCTAATATGGCTCTAGCTAAATGGCAGGCAATGCAACCTCGTGCACTAGGGGGAAATAAAACCTATTGGCGGGATGCCAATGGGAATATCCACTGGGAGCAGGTGGACAAACTGGGCGAGGCAAGAACCCTCGGGCAGAATGCCGCGCTGAGTGACCTGGCTCAGATGTCGGATAAGGAACTCAGCCGGATGACCCCGAAGAAGATAATGCAGAGGGCGCAACAACAAAGCCTCTTGCTCCAGGACAAGAATTCTCAAATTCCATTTATGCAGAACTATTACATTCAGGGTCTGCAGATGATTCAAGGAGAGTAATATGGATGACAAGCTAAAATATTTTGAGAATCTGGCTAAGAGCCTAACGTGGAACTCTACGTTAGGCCTTTTTGGGCTAGATAACCCGGATGAAGAGGTGCAGGAATGGGAAGCGGAAAATCCCAAGGCCGCGTTTATTACCCAGGTGGCACCCCTCGCGGCAGGGACGGCCAAAGCGGCAAGTGTGTTGGCTAAGGGTACTCGCTATGGAAAATGGGCTCGAGGACTGGCAAGTGTGGAAAACACAGCCAAAGCGCCATTTTTGTCTAGGCTGGGTAGTGAGGCCGCCTTGCTTGCTCCGATAGAGGTGGGACGACAGGCCATTGGTCTGGGACTTCAAACTGCAAACCCTGAATGGGAGGGAGGCTCTCTCGGGGAGCGCACCACAGAGGCACTGGTGGACATTGGTGCAGGGGGCGTGATAGCGGGTGGCTTGGGGTGGATTGCCTCAGGAGGAAAGCGCATCCGTGTACCTAAGCAATTCGCAGATATCTCGAGTAAGAACTCCTGGCAACAGAACCTCCGCAATGCTCGGGCGAAAATAGGCACTGTGGAACCGGAGCTTGAGGGGGAACTCAATAATACTATTCTGGGCCTGGAACGCAGGATTCGGGAAGAGTCCCGAGACCATATGATTGGGGAACTGGAGGGAAGTGAAAAGTGGAAAGCTCTGAACTCGGTGCTCCGAGGGACGAACTCTGTGAGAAGCAGGGCGTTCTCTCCTAATAAAGAAATCGGGTTTAAGAGTTTGAGTGAGCTGGAACGTACGGTCGGGGAACTGAAAGGTAATGGTACCCTTACGGAAGATTGGCTGGAATATGTGCAATTTCCTAGGTTGGTTAGTGCCCAGGGAAAGAAAGCCATCACCCGGCTGGACAATACCATCCAGGGGAACCTTGCCGAGGTGGGTAATGGCTGGAGGCTAGGAAAGGAAAAAGATGGGCTCTATGTCATCGCCCGGAAGACAGGCAAAGAAGGCAACTGGTTTGTGGCCAAAACTGATGACCCTGCACACTTTATTCCAGAGCAGGGGAACCTCCTCAAGATTTCCAATTCCGATGCCTGGAGAGACCCGGAGACTGTTTATAAGGGGATTGGGGACTCCGATGCGGTGCTGGACAGGGCACTGAGATTTTCGGACACCCTGGGTGATGGCACTGATATTCCCTCCCTCGCTGAGGCCAAAGGGTTTCAAGGGGCTAAGAATATTGCCCGGAAACTTGGCTGGGGTGCTATTGAGGACTCGGAATTGATAGGCAATGTGGCTAGCTTTGCAAAGAGAAATTTCTACCCCACGGCCTTTAAATTTAAGAACTCCCCGCTGGCCAGGAAAATCTACGCGGTGGCACAGAACACCCGGGACAATGCAAGGAGAAAGGCACAGGAACTCGTCTATGGTCGGCCGCAGGTTGGAGAGGATTCCCTCTTTAAGGTAGTGTCTGGGGGTATTAAAAGGGATGACCCTAGGGCCTTCGCGAATATGGTAAGGCAACTTGCCACAAAGAACCCTCAAGGGTTTGACGCCCTGCTCAAGATAATAGATGATGAGATTCCTTTCAGTGATGTGCTCATTCGGCCGGAGCTGGTCAATGCCCTTGGTGCCGATGGGCTAGATACCCTCCGCGCGCTGAATACTCTTCACGACAAGGCTATACAGGAACTTACCACCAGTGCAGGGAAACTCTACATTCCAGATGCCAAGATGTTCCCTCTGAGAAAAGGCCACTATGGGATTAGCCATTATTGGCAGGGCTCCCTAAGGCAGGCCATTCTCAATGACAAAGGGAACCTGGTTTACATTGTGAGCGGGGATAACAAAAAGGCTGTGCAGAAAATGGCCAAGGGAGTTATTGACAAGGCAAAGGAAAATGGAGGTAACTGGAGGCTTGGGGAGTTCTGGATGAAAGACAGAGCACTGGACCTCAGGCAGGAGAAACTCCTTTCCGGCACGGATGACTTTGCTCTGGCTAATAACTTTGCAGCCCAGTACGCAGGGGCTCACCCGGATGTGGCGAAGTCTAGCTTTTTCTTCCCACGGTCTGGGGTGGGCGGCTATAACCGGGCACGCACGGCGGAAGACCTGATTGAGAATTTGAGCTATTCCCTGGAAAACAAATACATTTGGCTGGCCAATGAAATCAATGACAGGGTGCTGGCCAAGGACATCGCCATGCTGGGTATTGATGACCCCAGGACAGCGGTGATGTTGCAAGATACCCTGAGTGTCCTCAAGGGGGAACAGGGTGTGTTTAGCCAACTGGTCAATAAAACCACAGATAGCATCTTGGCACCTGTACTGGGAACGGACTCCGCGAGTAGGATTGTCCGGAGCATCAACACGGCGAGTGCTCATCTGGACTTGGGTTTTGGAAACCTGGCCTATGCGCTGGCCAATATTCTGCAGCCCATCACCACTGTGCTGCCGCAGTTGGCCCTTCTCAGGGAATGTCCGCAAGCTCTCCAGTGGGCATATGATGGAGTTCCCCTCATTGCTAAAAGCGGTAAGGGAATGGTCGCGAATACCTTGAGTCCGCTCAAAATTATGTGGGAGAGCCTGAAACTTATGGGCAACCCGAAAGTGGAACAGGGGTTCTCGGAATTTATGGAGCAGATGGTTCGGGATGGTGCGCTGAGCCCGAGGTTCATTGAAAGCTATATTGGGGAGAACTCCGGGCTGGGTCAAGGCCTGGCGGACTCGCTGAAAAAGGGAGACTACTCCGGGATGCTCAGGAATATGGCCACTATGCTCCCGACATTCTCAGAACAGGCGTCCCGTGGCTACGCTATGACCGTGGGGTATAAGCTCTTTAACTCGATGGCCAAGGCCGGGATGATAACCAAGGAGCAGGTGTACCTCGGGGCTAAGAAGTTTACAGAAAATACAATGTTCCAATTTGCGGCTAGTGATAGGGCTCGTGTGCTGCAGGGGCCGGTTGGTCAGGCCTGGGGTCTGTTCAAAAACTGGACTATGCACTATGTGGGCTGGCAAATGCAATACCTCGATGCGGGGTTGCGGTATGGAGCCTGGAAACCCTATATGTATAGTAACCTGGCAACCTCCCTGCTTGGTGGCATGGGGAGCTCGGAGATAGGGGCTACCCTGGAAAGATTCACCGAGTGGGCAGCAGATGACAAGATGAGTAATCTGCTGTATGACAGGTGGGGAAATGGGGCGGAAAGTAATTTTCTCCTCTATGGCATCCCTGGGGCGTTTGGGTTCTCCCTGCAATCCCAGGTAAACAGCCCATTCCGTGACCCAGGCGAGGAGACCCAGCGCTTTATGGGCTTTGTCTGGGGGCAGAGGTTCAAGGCCTTGTGGAATGGCCTGGACTCGGGTATTGACTACTACGCCACGACGGGACAGAATCCTGCCGGGGACAGAGGTTTCCAACAGGGTATGATGAGGGCACTCAGTCCGAAGATGCTCTATAGGACAACCCAGGTGGTCAATGATACCCTCTACGCAAGTACCGGGACTAAGATTGCTGACCTCACACCGCTGGAAAGCCTGGCATATCAGTATTTTAATATAACTCCTACCCGGGTTGACCAGGCCTTTAAGATTTCAAATGAAATCTGGAGGGATAAAGACAAGCGGGCTAAGCTCACACAGAGCTATGCGGAAGTCTTTACAAATGCCCTGGAAAGTGGGGATGGCCGGCTGATGTTTACTATTGTGCAGAGGGCCCTCCTCGACGGGGTGGATGTGGGGAATATGGTGGACAGCGCCCAGACCAGAATTGAAAACCGGCAACTCACACCTCTGCAGAGAAATGTGGACTACTATGGGGTCTGGGGAACCACGGCTGGGGAACTGGGATTGTGATGGGAGAGTGGGACGGCTCACTTCATCGGGATATGGGACGGCTCGGAAATTTTCCCGCACAAACGCAAAAAGAAACGGGAGGCACAACTTTACCTCCCGTTAATTTATTGTCCAAAACCGGCAAAACAAACCGCCATTACGCCGATTAAAAATCCCGTTTGTTATTCCAAAAATCCGCAATTTGGCGATGCACCATTTCCTCTGTAAGTCCACCCTCAACCAGGGCTTTCGTATTCAACAGCTGGAGCCAAAACACCAGGCGGACAAAGGACAGGCAGAGGGCATCCTTGCCCTTTTGAAAGTAGAGCTCCCGGCAGGACAGGGCCTCACGGGATATGGCACTCAGGATGTCGGGAAGGGAAACGCCTGGCTTGCACGCGCGAGCATAGGCCTGGATTTCTTCCGGACTAAAGTGGCGGTAGGACGGCTGGGCTAGGGTGTTCTCAGGGTTCTCGGAAACCCCAAGTCCATCCTCGATGTGAATTTCTATCATAGGTGTTCTCCTTTACATAGGTTTGTTTAAGTCTACCCCGGCCTTGAAGTGGCGAAAACCTCTCTGACCTAGGGCGTTGATTGAGCCTTTTGGGGCTTCTGTTTCCTCGATGTATCCGGCATTGAGCAGGGTGTCGATGAAGTAGGAAATCCTGTGGGTCGGGATTTTGGTGGTAAGGATTTGAACAAGCTTGCGCTCTGGGAATACCGGCGTGCGGAGGGTCATCCGGACAATGGCCAGCTTGATTTCATCCATAACATCCTTGTCGGATTCCTTACTCATATCTCGGAAGATTTCAGGCATATTGGTTTCCAGTTCCAGGAGCCACTCCTTGGCGAGGGCCAGGATGGGCTGGGTTATGAGGAGGGTTCCCTGAGCGGCCGCGAGGCACATAGCTATTTTAAGCCAGTGCACCGGGCGACGGGCAACGTAGGAAGCCAGGCGTGGATGGTAGGGCACGGGTGCCATCTTCTCATCTATTATCCAGGTGTCAAGGAAGTCAAGAGCCTCCTCGGTGAAGGTCATTTGGCCCTGGATACCCACAAGAGCCTCTACCGCCGGGCGGTACTTGGATAGAGGGAACTCAGGGAGGTTCAATCTGTCCCGGGTGCGGAGAACCTCCGCCCTCCAATCGTAGCAAAGAACCAGACGGGAACAGAACCCGAGAGACCAAGCCTCCTCAGGCAAGACGTTGTTGAGGAAACTTGGCTGGGTTCCGGAGATGAGGTTCAGGACTGGGAAATCCAGGGTGTTCTTGCCACCACCCCTGGTCATCTCGGAGAAGGAACTCGGGCAGTCCCAGAAATCATTGAGGACATTTAGGACGCTCAGGTCATAGGCCTTCATATAAGTTCCATACTCGCGAGGAGCGACGGAAAGGGGGTGGGTTACCAGGGTCTCGCCAAATGGGCCTGACACAGGGCTGGAGCAGTCCTGCATAAAATCCAAGAGCCCGGGGATGGTTGTAGTTTCATCCCCAATAAAAATCTTCTCGGAAAGTTTCCAGAGCTCCTCCACTCTTTTCAGCACGATGGACTTTCCCACGCCGGGAGGGCTCACCAGTAGGATATACTGGTTGGCGAAGAGTTTCCCCTTGCCAATATCACACCAGACACGCCGCTGAAGAAGGCCGGCTACCATAGCGATAGCGGCCCAGCGTCGGAAAAGCTCTGGAGATTCAGTTCCCCGAGTGTCCTGAACAAACTCATCTATTAGGTTTCCAGTTGAGAATGTTGTTCTCGGGAAAATGTCTACGTTTTCTTTCGTCATTGCCTTTATACTTTCTTACACCATCTGGGTTCTTTTCCGGGTTCTTCTTGTCAAAGTGAGCCCAATTCCATCCAACCTCAGCATCCACGCCAATAATCATAGTTCGCCCGTCAATTGGGACTGGGAATATCATCTCCTTCAGGATTTGAGGTAAGAGCTCATCCTCGCGGTCTTCAGGGTACTGCACAACAATAGCATCGTGGACTTGAGCGATGAGCTGAACGTCGTGTCCCTGGAATTTCTTTTGCACCTTCCACGCGGCAAAGTTCAAGGTATCGGCGATGGTGCTCTGAGGTTCGTATGCAATGGCCTCACGCCAGGTTGCCGGCTCGTCTGGGCGGGAAAAGAAGATTCGCTCACGACCATAGCAGGTGGTAACCTTTCGCTCAAACTGGACGGATTGGATTACCTTCTTGTGCCAACGTGGAATGCCAGGGAATTTCTCAAAATATTTCTGCTGGAACTCCTCAATAATAGGGGTTGGCATATGAAGATGCCCTGCCATTGTCGGAGGAGTGCCGAAGTAGTTTGTCCCGTGGCCTCCCTTTTTCGCCATATCTCGGATGGATAATTCTCTATAAAAGGGGGTGTTGGAAGCAATTTCCTTGTCTTTTTTAATGTCCCCTGTCCACGGCAGGTCGTGCCAGACAAGTCGGGCCACGACGGTGTGGGCATCGCCCTCATCGCAGGCCTTGATGTAATTCTCATCCCCGGTGATATACCCTACGGCCTTGGACTCCGCCGCCTGGAGGTCAATGTAGGCAATTTTCATTCCCGGGTCGGCGACGAAGATTTCTCGGAGGGAGTTCGTGATGTTTTGGAGATTGGTTCCTGTGCCGAGGGCGGAGGTGCTGGAGTTCCAACGTCCGGTTTCTGTGCCGGCCACGGAATAGGAGCACCGGATTCTACCATCCGGGTCTATTTCCGTGCGGAGGACGGAAAGAAGTTTCCCTAGGTCGTGGAGGATAAGAACCAACTTGCACAGCGGCCGGGCGTAGAGATAGGAGTCGATAAGTTTCTCCATAGCACTGCGGTCGGTGGTAACCTTGCCTCGGAACATCACAGGTGCGCAACCCAGGGCCTCGTAGAAGAACTCCTTGAGCTGAGCTGGGGAATTTGGGTTAAGGTCTTTGTCCCACACAGCATTGGCCAGGATATTCAATTTGGCCTGGTAGTAGTTGTAGTCCTGCTCAAGTTCCTCAATTTTGGAGTGCACCTTTTGGCGGTCAACGAGGAACCCTCGGAACATCATTTCCAGGGCCACGGCCTGGGAGCTAAACTCCCACTTGTAAATGGTGGCTGTGTTGGTGTTGAACTGTGTTTTAAGTTTTTCCCAGATTTCATAGGTAAGACAACAGTCAAGTCCGTTATATACCCATAGGTTAGTAGCCTCGTCATCTGGTACGAAGCTCTCTGTCTTGAATTTTAACATAGGTCTAGTGACTCCTCTCAGCTTTTAGGTTGTTCAAATTAAGGGACTGGGTGGAAAGTTCCAACTTCTGGAGTTGAAGTCTGAGCTTGTAGTAGGTCAGGGCCTCGGAAGGGCTAAGTCCATCCCAGCCGTCCCGAGGGAAAGAAAGCTGGAGAGAGGAGTGGCGAAGTAGCCGGGAAAGGAGTTTGGCTTTCTGGGCCCGGGGAACCAGTCCCCATCGGGTTGACTCTCCAGGACTGGGCACAACAGCCCAACCGAGGAAATGCTTGGACTCAGAAAGAATAACTCTCTTCATTTTAAAACCCTCCAGTTTTCTTTCATAATAATTCCGGCGGGGCAGTTTGTCAAGCCCCTGAGATTAGGTTCCCCGGGATGTGGATTGGTGGAACCTCGAGGCGGATGTTATCCAGGGATGCAAGCCCTTCAAACTTTACTCGCGCCCATCCAACAGGGGTGAACAGGGAAAGGAACTTCTCCCGGGGAAGATGCTCCAGGCCGAATGGGGTATAGAAATCTACCTCACGGGAGGAATTTCTAATTAGACGGGAAGTCAGGGAATGAAGATAAACTAGCTCCCAATGGCCATTGACCCTATGTGCCCATACACTTCCAGGGGAAAAGAACTCACTTTTCCTCTCCGGTTTCAGAAGTTTCGCTATCTGTCTGTCTGCTTGAATTGTATCGCTCACTGAACTCTCCCAGGTTGTCAAGGTGAATTAAACTAAATATAACCAGCAATATCCAAAATATTGCCAGGATGAAGTCAATAAAAAGCTCTCCCATTATTTCAGGTCCTTTTCTTCAAATCGCCTCATAAGTTTCCACGAGGCCTCGTTGGTGTAAATACTGCCCATAAAGCCGAGGGACTTGGGAAGTTCCTCATAGAGGCAATGGTGCATTATCATAGTGTCGTCCCGAAAACCGAGGGTCTTGATATTCATAACCCGCCAGAGGTATTGAATGTCATACACCCCGTTTTGGAGGACTTTCTCTATGGAGGGGTTCTGGCAGATGTCCCGAACGAGCGCCCAGGCGGAAAGCTCATCAAGGAAACTCCAGTAGTTCCAATCCTCTTTGCGACTGTCGGTAAAGGGGATTGTGATGGCCAGGGAGGGGGAAATCCCAAACCCTACGCAAGTGATTTGCCCATCCTTGGTTTCTATATCGAGGGTGAGACGGCTCCTTTCATTGAGCAACTTCCTACATTCCGCTAAGTCCTCTTTCGTCTCTGGAATCCACACTTCCCTCTTCGGGCGGTTGATTTCAGGGAACTCCATCTCCCTCGCTGCCTTGAGGAGGTCAGCCCCGGCAATTACCTTTTGAGAATAGTCCCGGATGATGGTAACTGGATGGTAGGTGGGCAGGACCTTGAGGCCCGGCACAAGGGTGGACTCCATACAAGTTCCCCTGATTGCAGTGAACTTACAGGTATCCATCAATGCCCAGGTGGAGAAGGAGCCAAGACAGAGGCAGAGATTCGGCTTGAGCTCTCGGATGCGAGAAAGACAGGCCTCAACCTGAGGGAGTTTGGAGGGGGCAAGATACTTGCCACTTTTGATATAACCTCTGGAATAGGGTTTTCCAAAGAGTTCCTGAGATTGACTTTCAGCATCTTTTTTATTCAGGCAGAACTCCTCAATCTTTCCACTCCCAGGACGCTGGGTAAGGACGGGGATTATTTCCAGGTCGGAAGGCTGGATTCCTGCCTGAGAGCAGATGTCCCAGAAAATCCTCCCTGTTTCCCCGGAGAGGAGTTTCCCTGTAACAAGGTCGGTCTTGCCGGGAAACTCTGTTACAACTACCAGCTTAGTCATCGCACGGCTCCCAGGACAGGGTTCCATTGGAAAGACTGGAAAGAATGTTCTCCCCTATGCGCTGGGCCTCGGAGGGGGTCAGGTCCACCTCCCCTGAGTCCAGGGTAAGTTCTCCTGTGGCATCCTGAGTCCACTTCACATTGACCTCTACTGGGGACTCTTTAAAGTCCCCACCTCTCCATACTGTTGTGAAATAATCTCCTCTTTTCATCATAGGTCTATCTCCAAATCAATATCCAGGTTTGTTGAATTTTCAGCAATCTTCTCGTCGTGGAGCCAGGCTTGAGCCTTGGCCGCAATCTCTGGGTCAAGTTCCAATCCCAGGGCTTGTTCCACACCATACCCCAGCGAGGCCATAATTGCTGTACCACTGCCACACGTTGGGTCGAGGAGACGAGTGTTCCCATCACAGAAGGCACTCATCAATTGCCGCTCCATTGCAAGGGGTTTCTCGCTCACGTGGAATTTCTTGGTGCAGGGGTGTGGGAAGATGTTCGAGATGTTCTTGACCACCGGTCTTCTATCCCTGACAAACACCAGGGCGTATTCACCAACATTCCTCATCCCGCACATCGTGTCGGCTATGATGCCCTTGTTATCAGACTTGTACCAAATAAAGGGCTGGGCTAGGCATTCAAAACCGATGGACTTGAACTGGGCTTTTGTCCACTCCTGGAAGTTAAGACTCAGCCAGCAGATGATATGGCAGGAGGGGGAAAGGAGTTTCTCAGAGTTCCTTACCAGGGCCTCTATTAGCGCTTGGTAAATTTCCGGAGTATCCTCATAGTGGTCAAAATTCTTCGTATTACCTTGCTCACTTTTCTGATGGTTGATACCATAGGGGAAATCCAAGTGCAGGAGGTTGAACTTTGGCCCGCTGTAGGAGTCTGCCCAGATGGGGAAGTTTGCACAGATGATTTGGGTGTTTGGGAATGGGTCTGTTGGCGGAGTTTGCTCTGGGCTTTGAGATACTCCAGCTGACGTTGTTTCCAGTTTCGGTAGGTTTCCAGGGACATTCCCATCCGTGCCGCGGACTCCTGTTCCCACTGGGTTAGTTCTTCCTTGTTCTGTTCCATTTTCAGATTCCTCCATCATATCAATAACAAACTGGTCCATATCCGAGCGGATGTTGGAAAGGAGTCGCTCGCTCTCCCGTCGGCAGATGGTGTATGCACTTACCAAGGTGTCTGCCCCTGCAACCTTGGGGTTGTCAATGTTAGCCCAGACCACACGGTTCTTTGAGATGAACCCCTCGGAGAGGCCGAGAAATTCCGCCAGCTCGATGTTCGTGGAGAACTTGCGGAGATAGAATAGCTCATCAATGGCCTTGGCCTTTTCCTGCCAAGTGAGGTCTTTTCTCTTGATGTTCTCCTCGAGCTCTATCACGTGGCGGGTGGATGGGTCGAGGTTGGTAAAGAGGGTGCACTTGATGGTGGAGGGAAGTTTACCCTCGGAGGCCAGCTGGCTCCAAGCAGTATATCTTCTCTCCCCAGCAATGAGATAGAACAGGCCATCATCTGGGTCTTGTTCAATAACAACAGGGTTGATTAGGCCAACTTGAAGCAGTGAAACCTTGAGGTCTGTTAAGTCCCCAAGGTCTTTACGTTGGCGCTCTGGGCGAATGTGAATAGAATTAAGTTCAATTTCCATAGGGAGCTCCGGGATAAAAGGGTTGGATTTAGAGAGTAGGGAGGGAGGAGGCCAAGCATCCCTTTCCACTCCCTACTATTAGTGGGTTAGTCCTGACTCAGGAACTTGCGAACTTCAGGGAATACTGATTCGCCATCCTGGGACTGTCTATGCGACACAATGCCGATGACGTTTCTGCCTGCACACTCAGCCAGCATTTCGGCGTAGGACATATCAGAAGATGTGTCAAAACCGGCTTTGGCCAAGAAGTCCTGAAGACGCCACATAGAATCCTCCGTAAGGTAGAACTGGGTTTTCAATTTTGCCTCGGTCGGGTTCTTTACCTGTGCCCATTCTTCCGGGTCTACATCATCACGAGGGGACAGAACCTTGAGCGCAAATTCTACATACGGAGTTTGTTTCTGCTGGCTGGTGCCTGTGGTGTAGCCAGTGATGACCATATCATAGGCACCTACCGGCAGAGGTTTCGGACGTTCGGTTTCAGATACTTTTTTGTCAAGCAGGTGCATAAAGTTTGTCATAGATTTTTCCTTTCAGAAAGAGTTGAGTTAAATTAAAACTAAATAAAAGTTTGTCTAGTTGTTTTCGAGGTGCCCCAGCAAAAGTCAACAGTCCAAATCAAAATTGACTTTTGACTCCTGTCTTGGGACTTGGGAGTAGGTGGACAGGGACTTCGGAGGAATGGAGGAGAAAACAAGTCCCTGTCCTAAAGATGCTAGGCCACAGACGCTAGGCCTTGACATCTTTAAAGTAGCTGGCCAAGCCATCCGCCTGAGGGTAGATGTCCTTGACCTTTCCCGGGTTCGGGCTTTTCAGTCCCATCAGCGGCGTGGCCTTGGTGAAGAGAACCCGCTTGGAACCCTGGAATCCTGCACAGAGCATATGGTTGAAATACCTGCCGACCTTGGGAGGGAGCTTAGAGCCAAGGGTGTTAATCTGCGCCTTGACTAAGCCCGTGCCCTCGTCCTGGATGTATTTAATATGACTGTTGATTACCACATTGCACTGGACGTCGGTGGAGTAGAGAATTGAAAGAACATCCTCAATGAGGGACATTGCCAGGCCCCACTCCTGAATTTCCGGCTGTTTGCCTGTGTGGCCATTCCCTGCAAGGACGTGCTCCAGTGCCGCATCGGACATAAACGTCAGGGAGTCAATCACAATGATGTCCTCGAGGGAAGTGTATTTCTGACTCCACTCGGTGAGAAGTGCCAGGCCTTTGGAAAATCCCTTGGGAGTGCCTTGGATGAGGACTGTCCCATTGACCGCCTTCTTTTTCTCTGTGAGGGTTTCATACTCAATATTCTTGAGCTTGTCCGGGTCAACAGAGGTGGACAGGATGTCCAGCCCGTTGTCATAGTCCAGGATGTGAAGTCTATACCCTGCGTTGGCAAGGCTTGCCAGGGCACCTGTCTTTCCGGTACCTGTGTCGCCCATTAAAAGGAGCTTAATTGGTTTCTCTGTTTTGTAGGTTTCTAATGTAGGCATTTGCGCTCTCCTAAATTTATAACATCACTGTCTTTAAAATCAAAATTGTCTAGGGCTTGGATGGCTTCCTCGGGAAGACCCTTACAGACTTCCTCCCGAAAACCTGGAACTGAACGGAACAGATACAGGGCTGTTGCATACTCAGGGAGGTTGCCTTCACCAGTGCATTTCACAGAGGTTACCACTGCTGGGTTGTTTGGAAGTTTCTCGAACTTGAAAGTTATTTCTACAGCCATCTTACTATCTCCCTACCTAGGATGAACATTATGAAAAAGGCTAACCAAAAAATCCAATCTCGGGTCATTTATTCTCCTCCTCTAATTTGGGTGGGGTCCCAGACTCTCTTTGTGAAGTCTTCCTTGAGAATCTGCGCTCGAAGTCCTCGAGGTGCTGTGCACACAGACTTGAATGGGCACCCAGAGTATTTGTTGCAACTCTTATCGTTCTGAGGCCACTGGCCCTTGGTAGCAAAGAACTCTGCCAGGGTAAGCCATAGGCGTTGCTCCTCCAGCCACTCATTACAATACTCCTTGGAGCGCAGGGTCATCTGCCTTGCAAACTCCCCGGTTTTTACGTTGATGGCATCTACTATCACACCATTAAGGGGAGTTGAATAACAAACCTCCCCGGCGATGGTGTAGAGGGTCATCTGTGTGTCCGGGTTGTACTGGGAAAAATAATGGTCTGTTAAGGGCATCCCAGTTGTCTTGTGGTCGAGCACGAAAACTCCCAGGCCAAACTTGGATTCCACAAGGCGGTCAATGTGGCCTGCAAAGGAGAACATCTCACCGGAACAAGATTTCAGGTTGGACTCAAACTGGAAGTGGAGCTCCACACCCAGGGTGCCGTCCCCGAATTTCTTGGTGGCCTGTGGGTCATTCTGGTAGTTGTCCAGATAGGCCAGGGTCAGGGCCACGAGGGACTTGGAATTTCTCAGAGGGTCTTCGTAGGAATCAATGTTCTGGCGAAGTGGGTGTTTCATAAGCTGCTCCACGGTGGCCAGAACGTTGGACTCGAAATCCAGCCCCTTGTCCTGCCGGCGGTAAAAGCTCTCAAGTCCCTCGTGCAGGGCAATCCCAAAGTCCAGTGCAAGGGCGGTCTTCTTTGTGGTGTAACCACGGATGACCTGGTAGTAGTATTTCCTCGGGCACTCCTTGAAAGTTCCCAGGGAAGTAGCATCCCACACCAGCTGGAGGTAGGGGTTGGTCTGGGAAAAGGCCTTGTTCACTGGGATAGAATCTTCTTCTATGTTTTCTTCGGTCATTCTGCTCTCTCCTTTTCTAGAGTTTCAAATCCGCCAAGAGGGCTTGCATCTCTGCTTTCTCGAGGACTTTCTTTCCACCCCGGGAGGTTCCTGGGGCCTTCTTCTCTTTCTTGAGCCAGGTTCCTCTATTTGCCCGGAGGCGCTCCACAATCTTCGCCAGGTCTTCCTGGGTCAAGAACTGTGGGTCTTTATTAAACAGCCGGTCAACGGATTCCTTATCCGCTTCGGCTATGGGATTTTCTTCCTGGTTTACATTATCTACCATCCTGGTCTCCTTTTTCAATAGATAGGTTTCTCTGCACTCTTTCCTCCAAGTTTTTCTGTTCTATCATTTTTCCGACCCAGCGCTCTATCATCCCCCGAATGACTACTGCCGGCTCAGCCTTGCTAAGCTTGTTCATCATAACGTGAGTTTCAGGGCGGAGTCTAATCGTAAGTTTCTTCCACTCTTGAGCCATCCTGGGCCTCCGTTTCTTTGAAAATTAAAAATTCCCCTGGGGTAGTCGTAGTGAGGAGGGAAAGACATTCAAACTGTGGATTTGCTTTCCGAACCTGATAGAAAAGTCTTTTGAACTTTTGGTCATTCCCTACCCAAATACGGATACCCCAGGGATGTTGAAGGGCAGTGGCAAGGCAAGATTCAACAAGAAGAATCTGGGACTTGATTCCACTACCCGACATTTATTAGGCCTCCAAATCCAAGCTTGCTGCACGGATTTCAATAACCTGAATAGCACGGTTGTAGAGAGCATCATAGTTGTTCTGGATAATGCTGTCAACCATTTCGCCATACTGTTCTTTTGTAAGTTTAGCCTTGGACATACCTTTCGAGGCCAGTTTCTTACCCAGGGCATCTTCTGCAATACGGCGGATTTCTTTCTGAACCGGGTCAGAGGTGGAGATACTTCTAATTCCGAACTCGTAACCAGCAACGTATTTGTCAATGATTTCCTGGTTTACTTCTTCTCCCTTTTTAATTTTCGGAGCAATGTTGTTGCGGACGTTTTCAGACAGAACCTGATTCATAACAGCGGCTTCGTTGTCCGTCAAGACGTGGCCTGCGGCGAACGGCTGGGGACAAGTGAACGCTTTGTCTGCAATCGTGAAATTCTTTCTCGGTGTTTCGGCTGTAAAGTTTACCATAGTTTTATCCTTTCAGTGGTAATGAGTTGATGAGGTGGGAGGGAGGCCCTGCAAAGAGATTCTCTGGAATGGGGGTCTTTGCTTGGACTTCCCGCCCGATTACAAAAACAATATAATGTTAAAAACCCGGCTTGTCAATATAAATGTGCTGTTCTGGCACAAATATTTTTGACGGCGCGGGAGATGGCTCAGGCTCCTCCCCAAGTCCAAAGTCCAGGACACAGTTATTAGCTCCTGGCTCTGGACTTTTGACTTTGGCGGGCGGTGGGTGGAAACTGAGCCGTCTTACTTCCATTGGAAAGCCCCTTGCTCAGAGCTCTTCCACAATAAAGGCCTGGTCGGATGCCCCGCTAGGGAGGACATACAACCAGCTCCCCGGACACTGCGAGGGAAAGCCTCCCCTCTCCAAGAGAGTCTTGGCCTCACCCTGGGTGGACAGAAGTCCTGACTTGATGACAATGGCCAGGTCATCATAGGGCGTGGAGTTGTAGCTCGGGTCGGTTGGGGCATAGACCTTGTTGTTCTTTTTTCTGTCCTCGGTTTTGACAGCATTCATTCTGTTCCTCATAGAAACTGCCTCCTCCTGAGTGAGGAAGAATATCCTCACCCCGTTGGGACTGGCCAGGGCACGTTCCAGGAGGTCCCTGGGTGCTACCCGATTAGTTTTATTTTCCATCATCCACCTCCGTTATAGGGTTCTTGCTGAAGTATTCCTTGACTAGGTCCTGGGGAGATTCCCTCAGAAAGTCTGCCATACAAGCGAAGTACCCTATTCCATCCACCACAGAGTCCTCGTGGGTCGGGGTCTTTTTCAGGCGGGCCAGCTTGAGCAGTATCATACATCCAGCTACCTGGAGGGGGCTAATTTCTGTTCCAAGAAACACCGACCAGAGCTTCGCAATAGTGGTGAAGGATTCTTCCGGCCCTCCATAGCGAGCATTCCTGTCTTGGTTGACAATTCTCTCTGCCTTTTCAATTAAGATGGTTCTATCCATAGCACTCATAAGTTTCTCTCCTTTCATTTGCATTGCATCTTGACCATCGCCCATTGCAGACGGTCTTCTTTTTCCTCCAGGGTTTCATCCTGAACATTCTGACTGAGAACCTCCCAGTCATTCCACACCCCTCGGAGCTGGTCTTTACCAGGTTTAAGCCAACAGAATCTCCCCGGCCAACACACCCCAAAGCGGAAGTTCGCCCAGTCCTCCGGGTCGGATTCCTCCTGGAGGTTGTAGCTCATATCAGCCACGACCTGGAAAATGCTGGGTTTCCACTGAGAACTCCTGGTGAGATTGTGCTTGAGCTCCGTGGCCCGGCGGGTGTCTGGACACTGAAACAGCATCTGGGTTTCATAGTGCTTCCTCTCCCAAATAGTCGCGAGGCGGTGGGGTTCCCAGGGACTTGCCCCAACGAGAACCCAAAAGCCATCGGTCTCCGCTACAATCTTCGCGAGGATGTCCTTGGAACACACCCACCAGGAATTGAGCCTTGGCACTGGACTTGTGCGTGGAGGCTCCTGGTTGAGGTGCTGAAAGATTCTATATTTAAAATCCCTGTTCCCATCCTTCCAGTAGAAGTTCCAATCCTGAAAAGTCTTGGCGTTTGGGTCTATCTCATATTTCGTATAGTGCTTAATTTCAATTTTCTCTGTCATCCTGCTCCTCCTCTCTATCCCAGTCCGGACGCTCACATAGATACACGGGATGCCGTGGTCTGTCTTTTGCCCCGGTAGGGAAATACTTATAGGTTATCACCTTGCCCAGGAGGGTCTGATTTCTGAGTTCCTGAATCTTGTCATCCTCGGTCAGGCCATCAAAGGTGCCGATGTGGAAGACCCTTCCTTCAAAGGGGCCGTTGAGTCCCTGGACTTTTATCCTTCCGAGGACGTTGGTTTCCAAGAGTCCCTCCTTTGCAGAGCTCCTCTCGGCATAACCCAGTGGGCTGGTTTCCTGTGGATTCTCATTGTGCATCCGAGGGAGAAGTTCCAACACCCTGGCCTCCGCCGTGGCGAAGCGTTTGAGCTTGAGCATTATCTGGTCGCGAAGAGTTCCCCTGCCATGCTTGTAGAGGGCACTTGGCTTGCGAACCACAACTCCCTCAAACCCACTTGCAAGACAGGCGTTTTCAAAATCCAAGAGCTGGGTTTTGTTTTCCAGCCAGACTTGGGATACATACTCCAGACCAGGGACTTTTTCCAGATGGGAGTAAAGTTCCCACCTGTTTAAAAAAGGTAGCCCATCGTTGAGGAGGTCATAGACCAGGAACCCCACAGGGCCTGTGTAGTCCAGCCTCCGGAGCTTTCCTCCCCCTGTGTTGAAACTTTCTCCGGGAACTATCAGCTCCCCATCCAGGTCAGGGAGTCCTGCCTCCTGCATCTTTCTGCCCAGCGCCTGCACCGCGGGACAGGGATGGAGCTTTCCACTCCTTGCGTAGATTTTCCCTTTCCAGAAGAGCCCACGGTAGCCATCTATTTTGGGACTTCCGAGCAGGGGATACTGTAACCCATCGAGGTCTTTGTCTTCCAGCGCCGTGGCTAACATCGGGCGAGGGACTCCCACATCCGGGAGGGTCTCCTCCCTCAGCCTATCTAGCATCTCATCTATCTTTCCTATCATTCTATCTCCTTAAAAAGTTCCAGGTTATTCAACAGTGTGTTCTGGGTTTGGCCCAGCAGTATCTTGCTCGCGTGCCGATACTGGGCAAGCTTATTCAACAGACTTTCCACCGAGCCCAGGTCTTTATACCCTTGGAGGGGGAGAAGTTCCCCCTCGATGGTTGTCCAAAAAAGCTGGTCTGCCTGTGCGAGGTAAAGTGTGCCTTGCCTATCCTGCACGACGTGCATTTTAGACTGGACAAACTTAACCCCAGGATTTGTGTGGCTCATATCAGTTCTCCTTTCATCTTCATTTCATTTTAGCTGGGAAAGCCTGTCTTGTCAAGCGGATTCCCCGGAGTAATCCCAACCGAAAGCACCAGTTCTAAAGTCAAACTCTTGGCTGGTGGCCCTCTGCCCGGAGGGTGCTCGCCAATCCTCACGTTCCTTTTTCCAAGCACTTTCCGCAATCCAAGTAAACTGCTTTTGCGCCCGGGTAACTGCGACGTAGTGGAGGTTCCTCTCCTCTTTTCTTTGCCAGGGTTGGTTGCCCTTGTCCGTCCACTGAAGGCCATACACCCGAGGCCACTCTCTACCCTTGGCCTTGTGGATGGTGGAGAGAACCCAGGCCCCCGGAGCAGGCGTGTCGGTGAAACTCTCTGAGATGAGCTTTTCTGCGGCCTGACGACTCCTACCCTCGGAAAGGAACAGTGCCAGACACTCGGCATAGTCCTTGAGCTCTCCACTTTTATGAGGGTAGCTCTCAAGCATCCTGTCCAGCCACTGGTTGAGGGACTTGAGAAGGGAGGTGAGGTTACTTCCCTTGAGCTGAGAAAGAATCTCCTCCAGAGTCTTCACAAACGATTTCCCCTGGATGAAACCCTGCACCCCGGAGTGGCGGAGTTGGAGTGCCAGGGAAACTAGCTCTGAGTTCCTCCTGCCAAGTATCACCGCTGGGTTTTCCTTTTTAAAGTCCGGGAGCCAGGTGAGGGTTTGGACAGGCCCCTCACTGGGGTTGTCCGTCCGGATATCTGGCACCCATTTGTTAGCCTCCTGGATTATTTCCTTCGAGCACCGCCAGCAATTCGTGAGCGGGAGCTCGGGCAGGCCGAGGGACTGGATAATGTCCTCCTGCGCACCACGCCAAGAATAGATACATTGAAACGGGTCGCCCACAAACCACTTTTTGCTGGGACTCTTGGCGAGGAGGGCTAGGTTCAGGGGACTCAGGTCTTGGGCCTCGTCCACAATGAGCCGCTCCGCTGACCAGACAGGGAGCCTGAGGAGCACCGGGAGATAGACCATATCATCAAAATCTATCTGGCCCTCTTCTATTGCCTGGCGTGTGGACTCCTTGAGTACTTCCGCCGCAATCTCCTCCTTTGCGTTGAAGAGCTCGAAGTGTGCCTTGAGGTCTGCCCAGGCTTCCCAGGTCGCTGGGACAAGTGGCTTGAGTTTCCACGGGCCGAGCTGTCCCTCGTAGCCTAGGCCCCAGTTCTTCGCACAGCTCACCAGGCGGAATGTGTCAGAGAAAACCTCCCTCTTCCGGAGCTTACTTCCATAGGTTTTCAGGATTTCAAACACCTTACCCATCTCGAGGTCGAGTCCTGGCAGGGCTTCCCGGAGGGACTTGAAACCTAACCCGTGGAGGGTCATCACCTGGACATCAATTCCTAGGGCTTTTTGGAGGTCTTGCTGGTTGGCCTTATTGAAGGCCACTGCACAGACCGCCTGAGGGTTGTCCTTGCCCTGGGCTTTGAGCATCTTGCGGAGGGATTGCACAGCCCATTTGATTGTGGTGGTCTTGCCTGTGCCTGCCCGAGCGGAGAGGAAACAGGGCTTTCCATCCAGGAGGGTTTGAATAAAGGCCTGTTGCTCAGGGGTTGCCTGGGGAGGGAAGGAGGGGTTTTGATTATCTACTTGGGGGTTCATTATTTGGTCTCCTGATAAAAGGGATTTTCATAGGCTACATTCTTTTCCAGTGTGGAAAGAAACTTCTCAAGAAGAGCTGAGCTTTCCGAGAAATCTAGCCACCGAACAAAAGGCACTGACCAGCATTGCCCACTGAAACCTGAGAAGATAGGCTCCGTGAGAAGAGCAACGGTAGGTTTGTGGTCATAAGGTAAGTCCTTGCAAAGCAGGGGTACACTGAGTATGGTGCCTTTAAAAGTAGTGGGTTGTTCTAGCAAGTGTCCAAAGTTTTCCTTGACCATCTTTCTGAACATTGCCTTTTGAGATGCATTGAGTTTTCTCACCGGAACGAGGAACTCCCAGTCTTTTTTCTCCAGCATTTCCTTGGAGTCAGGCACCCACCACTGGAGATGGAGGGGTTCACGTCTTCTGGGGTTGTTTGTCAAGTTATCTATCATTTTCATTTCCTTTCAGAGTTAGGGTTGGGTTATTGACTGGGGACTGAGAGCTGGGGACTTTTGACTCCCCGGGGTCTTGGGGGATGGCTGTTAGGAACCTTCCTCCTCCTGCTGAACTTTATCTTCAGCGGCCAGTCGTCCTCCAGGAAGTAGAAGTGCACGAGCCCCGGCTCTTTTCTTCTCCCGGAGAGCAGGACAATTTTATCCTCCAACCTTTCCAGTTCATTCCTCAGCCTCTTGATTTCGTTCTCCACCAGCTTTCTTGCCAGGTAGGCTCGATTCTTGTTCCCCTTCTTGAGGGGTTCCACCAGGGTGTTGAGAAAACTCCCACTGGAAATTATCCATTCCCTGTCTGGACCGTGGCCCTTGAGGCCTTGGAAACAGATATTTCCTATCCGGATGTCCTCCCCGCCAGTCTTGGTTTTCCTGGTGAGGTAGATGTCCTGCAGGATATTCCTGCCATCCAGGGTTTTCTCCTTTCCCAGGTATATCCTTGGCCGGAGAGTGGGTTCTTTGGGTCTGGTCATCGGGACCTCCTCAGGGATTTGACTTGGAGAATCTGCTCTTTGGAAAGCTCCTTCCTCACGTGGGTTTCCAGCATCCCCTGGGCGTGGAGATTCCTCACCTGGGCTATGCGGAGATAGGCTAGGTCAAGCTTGGTGAGGTTCTTCTGCCCGGGGATTTTGTAGCCGAGGGCCTGGTAGTGTTCCTGGGTTTCTCCTGGCGCGAGTCCTCGGGTGGTCTGTCGTGCACCCTCGAGGAGGGTTATCACTGCGGGGGTGTAGTTGGTGGCTGGAGAGATTACACAGTATCTATGGTTGGGGTTTTCCAACCAGGTGGTTAGTCTATGCAGGGTGCGATTGTATTCTGCGTCTGTCATATCTTGGTTCCTTTCTTTCTCAAATGAAGTTATTTCTACTTTCTACTCTTGGCTTGGGTCTGGGGACTTGGGACTTGGGGCTAGAAAACCCAAATCACCTCTTCCCAGTCCGGGTTGAGGAGTATCTCCACCATCTCCCTCTGCAACCTCCGATAGATTTGGGCATCTATCTTCCCCTGAGTCATCTCGCCCAGCTTTATCCTGTGGCCATCGGAATACTCCCCGACGATGAAGATGAGAACTGACTCAGGGAGGGAGAGGAGTGCCTTGGTGGGGGAGGCTCCCTCTTCCTGGAGCTCCTCTTCCCAGTCCGCCACAAGGATATTATAGGCACTTTGGACGTCCCCTTGGAGGAAGCCTTCCGGGGAGATGTGTTCAACCTCGAGCACAGGGACAGGGGTGTCCTCCTGGGGTTGAACTCTCAGGTAGAACTGCTCCACATAGCGGTAGCTGGCTTTCCAACTGGGATTGTAGTCTAGGGACTGGGAAGGGGAGGTGAGCCCTACACGGAAAAAGGTGAGGGTCTCGAGGATTGGATTTCCTGCTGGGGACTTGGGACTTGTGCCTTGGGGGCCTCGGTGGAGGTGCTTGAGGAGGAGATTCTCCCCTTGGAAATAAAGTTTCTTATCTACTTGATTTGTCATCTGGATTCCTTTCAGTTTGTTCTAGTGTTTTCTATTATTGAGTTGGGACTCTTTACTTGGGACTTGGGACTCTTTACTTGGGAGTTGGGACTCTTTACTTGGGACTTGGGACTCTTTACTTGGGACTTGGGACTCT